GAGGGAGGGTGGAAAATTTAATATCAATTACAACATAGTGATAACGTCCATTAAGATTTGGGGCGGCTATCTTTTCCTCTTCCTGATTTAAAGGTGCTTCTTCCACTAAAAACTTCATACAATCACTTCGAACCAAAAGGTCTATTATTCCTTGTGTGTTATTACGGGGGTTCTTAACTGGAGCAGAATGCAAGACCGGGACTCCTTGTTTCATTAATTTTATTGTTTTGTTACATGTTTCGTCTGTTATATAATCACCAACTGTTTCTACGTCTATTTTATGATCATTTATATATTTAATTAATTTATCTTCAAATTCTATACCCTTTGCTTGAATAAACTCGGTAAATCCACCACTAGACCGGAAGTAAACTGGAGATAATCTTGTTCCAGTTCTGCTTTTAAGTCGTAACCAATCAATTAGGGGGTCATTTATCATATAATTGTAGACGTGACTGGCGGATACTACTATTTGAGAAATGGGACGGGTTATAAAAGATAAGGGAGGTTCTAAACGCGGTCTTTTTGAACGAGTACAAGACGATACGTTAGATATAATACGTTTCATTATTTATGATAATGAAAACTAGTTCTTTAAGTTTTTATCTAAAAAAATATTTAATAATAAATGAATAATTTGAAACTATTTATAATTTTAATAATACTAGTATTAAGTATTATATGCTTTATAAAGTCTTCAAAACCCAAACCAACACCCAAGTCAACACCCAAGTCAACACCCAAGGATGATGAGATATATAAAGCAAATCTTAAGTTATCTAATGACAGACCCTACAAGATTAAATCAGGATCTAATAATCAAATCGGATGGGATTTAATAGGTAAAAAATGCGACGATGGTTCTGATCCAAAATTGGTAGAAACAGCAGAACCTCGAATATTTGGTCCAATAGTTTGGCCAGGATTACACATTATGGCTCAAAATTATCCTGTCAATCCAAATAAATATCATAAACAAGGATGCAAAAAATTCTTAGCAGGATTACCTTTTATGTTACCATGTCCCTATTGTGGTTCTCATCTGTTAAAAACAGAACTTTATGACGAGGAGGAGGATACTATGGAAGCTAAAAGTAATCCTGAGAATCAAAAACAACGAATGAAAAACATGCACAATGCCTGTAGTAGTAGGTATACCTTAAGCGAATTTTTGGTACAAGCACATAACAAAGTCAATGAACATAACGGAAAACCAAGATGGACCGGGGAACAGGCAAAAAATTTTTACTCGAAAATGCCAGCATGTTTAACTGATGGCAAGGACGGATGGTTTGAGGGGGATCCCCTGGAAACTTTCAAAATGTAGCTAAATTTAATTAATTTTCTTAGTAAATACTAAATGGGTGTATGTTGCCGCGAAAATGCGTCAGAAAAAGGAAAATACGGAGACTGTTTTGGTAATTTTTTAAATAGTAGTGATTCTCCACCACCAGGTATTAATTTAGGAGATTTTCCGCTATATGATGAGGATTCTTGCAATTCAGATACTACATGTGAATGGTTAGCTGACGTTGAAAGCTGTAATCCTGAAGATGATGTGCTTGAAGATGATCAAGATGAAGATATTGTACAAACTAGAAATAACTCTAATTTACTATTGGAAGATCTAGACACCAATGTAACTAAATCTAACACAAATAAAATACTCAAATACACTATGTTAGTATTTATTGTTTTATTAATATTGGGAACGATGTATATTGCCACAAGACTGTGTATTTTATATATCTGTAATTGTAAAGAAAAGGGTAAGAACAAGTCAAATTATACGGTATTAAACAGGGCTCCACTGAGTGGAAATACATGGAGCCCTGCTAGTAAAAATAACTTGAAAAGCTTGTATGGACCCATTATTGATCAACTTAGTAGCATTAAGATAACTCCTCCATCATTTTAGTGCAAAAGTTAATATTGTTATATTTAATATAACAATATTGTTAAATAATAAATGGAGACAGAGGATATCCCAAATGCCACACTGGTTGAAATCAATTTGGACGAATCATTAATAATTATTGAGCCGGAGGCAATTTGCCGTAGATGTGGTAAACCTTTTCAAAGATTGAGTACGGCAAATCCCACCTGTTCTAATTACTACAGATGTAAAGATTGTATAGGATTTTTAGCCATGATAGAAGATTCATGTAACATTTCTTAATTATTCTTATAAACAATCACTGTGGGGCGTGTAATGACGTTCGTATTCTGGTCCATAACACCAAACGATAGACTGTCCAGGTTTAATCTCATGCATGGCTCTCAAACTATAGGTCATGGTTTCCCCAGCCTTGATTGTTGAACGATTTTTAAAATTTAGTTTAGATTCTGGATCTAGATAGCAATTTTCCTTTTGTTTTGTGGTTGGTTCGTTTGAGAAGAAGGCGTAATATGTGATGTTAGTTTTGTCAGTTGGCATTTCTAAACTTCCAGGGTATAGATCTCCGATGAGAGTCTTACTTGGGTTACCTTTTTTAGTTTCAACTGTCATGGTATACATGTAGTTGTTGTAACCTACATAATCATCATTTTTGTTATTGAATACTTTGAACTTATAATATGCTATAATTTCTTTCTTCTTGATAGGTTTAGTGCATATTAGTTGTACTCCCAAAATTGGGTCTTTTTTAAGCATAACTTTTGTGTTTTTATTGTTAAATAATTTAGCATAATCATATGAAACAATTGTATCTAATATTTTATTTTCATTAGGTGATCGAGACATTTATTATATACTATGATATTTTTTATCTATTTTCTGGATCGATATATTCCATTCCAATTTCTTCTAATATATCTTTTTCAGTAAAAACAGGTATGGGTTCATTATTTTCATCGTATAACCCTCTCTGATTTAATGTATAGTTAAAATCATTCTTCGCTTTTTGTCGTATTAAAATATTGAACCCCTTGCTTCCAGTAAAATATAAGAGTGCCGCACCCCATGACAGTGGTTCTACAAATACGATATCTAAATGGAAATGGTACCATTGGCCGTTGGGGCAATGAGCTATACCCATAAATTTTTCATCTTTCATACTTATAACATCTGTTATTATTTTTGTCCTTATTAATTCATTTACTATATTTTTGAGTTTTAGAGTTTTACTAGTAACTAAAATATCAATATCCCCGGATGATGATGCCTTCCGCCTGTAAGAACCAGCAATCTCCATATTGAAAGATTGAATACCAAATTTCTTAGCCAAAACATATTCAACCATTAAACCAAAAGTATCAATATAATCTCTTGGTATTCTTTTATGTAAATCCTTGTAATATTTTACCCCTATTTTTTGTTGATGAGTTAATAATTCGGGATGGTTAGTTAAATCTTTGATAGATTTAATTCCCTTATTCCACCATTTATCTGCCGTGATGGGCCCCGCCCCCAATACACTAGATAAATTATCTACGATTTGTTGTTTCTTAAGTGCATTAATGGTTTCATGATCCTTAGACATTTCATATCTTGCTTCATCGACTGCTTTAATAGAACCGGTTTGCAAATATTCATTTATTTTACTAACAGATTTTAGACCTATACCTGAAACATCTTTTACTTGTTTAATATTTGTTATATCATCAATTGGTAATCTTTTGAGGGCTGATATTACATTGTCGTATGCCTGATGACTCCAATGGTCACCCTGTAATTTACGATATTGCGATAAGATGGTAAATTCTTCTATTATATCTTTTTTGTTACCCATTTATTTATTCTAGTTAATAATTTAATATGATTTTATTTACTTACTATAAATAATTATGAAAGCTCAAAGTCAAAAATTTTGGAGGATAATTTTTATTTTATTAGGAGTACTTCTATTTGTTTTTCTAATATGGAAATTAGTATCTTACAAATTTGAAACTTACGTACAGGAAACCTCTAAATTACTTGTAAAAGATCCGTCCATACCACAAGATTATCAATTACTATATAGAAGTATTCTAAGTAGTAAAGTCGAAAAATTAAACATCAAAGTTCCGCCATACAATTCCAATGAACCCCCTCCCAAAATAGTATTTAGAACATGGTGTTCTAAAGATGCAACACAACCATGTGGTGGTAGACCTGCATCCCTAGATGCTATAGAACGCACCCAAGAAGTATTAGGAAACGAATGGAAACAAATTATATACGATGACAAAAAAATAGAAGAAATGCTAAACGATGAGAATTTCTTGGGTAAGAATCATAGAGTTACAAAGGCTTATCTTATGTTAAATCCAAAATATGGTGCTGCTAGGGCCGATCTTTTTCGTTATTTAATTATATATCGTTATGGTGGACTCTATCTAGATATGAAAAGTTGTGTATTTACCAGCGGCATTCCACCCATACCAAAAGGTAAAGATATGATAACGTCTTCTTGGAGTATTAAGGAAGATTCTCCATTACCCGCACAATCACACTTATTCCCTGGTTCTGGTGAATATCAAAACTGGTATATTTATGCTAGACCCCGAGCACCAATTTTACTAGATATAATAGAAAGAGTGGTGCAAAATATATACGACTTATATGAAAAACCTTATCTCAATTTAGAAATTTTAGCCGACGATGTAGCCGACGCAACACCTGCTAAAAATAAAGTACTAACAACAACCGGGCCGATTGCCTTAACTATAGCCATAATGAATTCAACTCATAAAAATACAGTTTTAATCTATGAAAAAATGAATACAATTTTAGAATACTTTTGCACTTATTCCGAATGGGATAACAAAAACTCCCAACATTATTCCATGCAACTTGAACCATTAGTTAAACCCATGCTAAACGCATCCGAAATTCCCAAAATAGCCTATTTTACATACCATAATCTTATGGACATCCCAAAGTACGTAATGAGTAACATTAAAAAGTACTGTGACAAATTAGACGTGCAAATAAATGATGATAAACAATGTGAAGATTTTTTATTGGGATTTTTTGGGAAAGAGTCAGTTGATATGTTCAAATCATTTGAGCTTGGCGCCCACAAGGCTGATTTTTGGAGATATTGCAATCTATATGTGAATGGAGGTTGTTATTTTGATATCAAGACAGACTTTCAAGTACCCATATTGAAATATTACAACTTTAATAAACCCAAACAATGGTATACTGTAATTGATAGGACTGGAACTAAACTTTACAATGGTATTATTATTACTCCGCCATTTAACCCTGTCATTGGTGAAGCAATCAAGTTCATATACAAAAATAACCCACCATCAAGATATGACCTATATATCGAAAATTTATTCAATATTTTACAAAAAATGTGTCCAGCGCCACTAAAAGTTGGTAACAATCAACAATCTAACGGGTGGACATGTACCCTATTACAGGAACATTGTACCGAAGACTGTGGAGATGATTGTGACAGATACAATCTTAAATGCGATATTAGAAATGATACCGGCAAAATTATTTTTAACACACGTTACCGTGATTTCCCATGGAAATCTAATAATATTAAAGAAAAATACTCTAAATCACCAAATAAAAAAAACCCCGAATCTAGGGCTCAGTTTGGACAAGATTTATGGGCTTTGAATCACTTAAATCATAAAAACAACGGCGTCTATCTAGAAATAGGTGTTCATGACGGTGAAAATAGTAATAACACAGTATTAATGGACCAAGATTATGGTTGGAAGGGTGTATGTATTGACCCCATGATGAAAAATATGGAAAATAGGACATGTCAAAAATTCCACGTTGCTTTGGGATCAAAACCAGGATATGCAGATTTTAAATACGACGCGAATGGCGACAAAGATGGTTTAAATGGATTAGCCGAATTTGCTACATCTAACACTCATAATAAAATGTGGAAAGATACCGTTAACAATTTTAAAACAAAGAAAGTACAAGTTCGCACTCCCGAGGATGTATTAGGGGAAGCTAATATACCCTCCATTATAGATTACATGAGTCTTGATGTAGAGGGGGCAGAAATGAGCGTGCTTGAAAGTTTTCCTTTTGATAAGTATTGTATTAGATATTCTACTATTGAGACAAATAACGACAAAAATAAGGAGAGAAAAATGGAAAAATTAATGAAAAATCGTGGCTATAAATTCGAAGGACATAAAGATGTTGATCATATTTTTACCAAAAATTGTACCTAATTATTTTATTATTATAGAATAATAAAATGGTAGACATACCTAAGACATACCTTGATTTTATTTATCCAAATAAAGACAATTTATTACCCATACCCACTAAAATAGACCAATTGTATATAGTCTATTTACTACCAAATTTTTCAGATTTATACGATGAATGGAGTTTTTTCCCTTTTATGAATTGGGCCTGGGATTATGATAATCCTAATAATTCTGTACCACTTGGTGATATTTCATATAACCAACTGAGTTGGATGTCGTGGGGACCCTACCCATTGATATGGAAAAATCCATTCGACCCCCTACAGTTGGGTAGGAACATAAAAGGAATTGATCTAGGCAAACAACGTTATGTCGAGGTAAATCATAAAGTGGGTGATATCACAAAGGGAACTTGGTTCACTGTTAATCCGGGATCCGGAATGTTTTTTGAAATAGGAGACCCCCAGAGGGTCCTTGTTACCCGTAACAAAGTTTCCTCGTTAATAAATCTTCTTAAGAACAAAGGAGAAGGTAACCCAGTGCAAGCAATAGTTGATAAATACGGAGATACTTTTTCTTGGAATGGTTGGACTGGTACTACAACGTACAGAGATGAAAAAGATTACATTGCCGATACTTTTGGTATTTCCACGTTAAATGATTTGTTAACAAATGTAGCTGATAATAATGATCCATCCCGTATGGGAATAGAATGGATTGCTAATTGTCCGATTATAGACAATTGGAACTATGATTTGGCTAGGGAACAGGGATTTGACATGATTCAATATTATTGTTCGGCCTATAATGGTTTTTGGTCTAACGAGTTTGTGTGGATAGGTGAGGGAGAAAACGAGGAAATGTCTCAAATAGCCGCCACGAGGATTCAAACTACTTTGGGTAAGTGTACAGATGATAGCAAAATTGTTTTGGCTTGTAAATTCAATAAGGATGAGAATGTAAAACGTAATAAATTCTTGGGGGATTCGTGTGAATATGAAAAGGTTTCCTCAGGTAGTTATTTAGTGGGAATTCTATTATTTTTGTTACTACTTTTTATGCTTTTTGTACTGATATTTAATAGAAATTGTTTCAAGGAAACTTTCGATAAGATGAGGAAAAAGTTCAGTAGAAATACGTATCTATACTAATTAGTATTCTATACTTTGATTTGTTTAACTTGACGATTACTGTTAAAATTAACTTCCCCAATCACATCTCCCTTAGTTACATTACTACAAAGACAGTAGTCTACTTTGATATTTTTATAATTGCGATATTTGGTGTTAATTTTGCAGAGTTGTGCCGCTATGGTTATCATTTCCAAAGAAGGGGTTTGAAAGTTAGTTTCTAATATTACATAACCAGATGAGAAGGAAGATAAATGAAAAAAATAATGATTTGATTTAGCTTGATCTAATAATATCCAATTTTCTTTGGCATTCTCACCTAAGTTACATACGAAATTATCATATTGGAAATTTTTCATTTTATATAATTAAAATATTATATAAAATTACGGTACAACTTCTATACCACACTTTTCTCTCATACCATTATGAATTTTAGTTAAAGGACAATTGGCGCATGGTTCTTTTTTGGATAGGGCCGAACATATTTGATCTAAATTTTCCCAACCATGACGTTCTGCTTCGTACCAGGGACCCTCTTCTGCCGATCTAGTGGTAATTATTGAGAGCAAATTACTATTATTATGTAATAAATATTTGCCAACTACATAAACCCATAAATAATTGTCGTCAGACATTTGGTCTGTAATGAGGGGGTAGTTTTGTTTTACTTTATTAACAAAAGCATCTTTACCGATAGTAGAACTTACCTCTCCTAACATTTGATACCATTTAATAGGTAGGGGATGTCCCTTGGGTGAATACATGAAAAAAGTTTCCATGCATGTTATATCAGTAGAAAATCTATCTGCCCTATAACAAAAGAAATTTTGTCTAGGTAACCAATCAAAAAGTGGTCTATTTAAGAATACAGAACCATCAATCCAGGTACCTCCAAATTTACTTAATAAATAAAAGAGAATGAAGTCGCTTTTAACAGCTGGATTTTCGGCATTCCTAGAGATCTTATTGTATTCTTCTGGTTCTATATATTTAGTAATATTGTTGGGGTGAAGAATTCTAATATCATCGACTTGTCCTATACGCTTCCAGTTATCATAACATAATTGTACCATGGGCGGAGGAGGGTATGGCTCCCAATAAGTCCAAACAGTGTTTTCATTCGGTTCAGTTGGAAGTGAAAAATTTTCAAAATATTTTTCGTTTGGACTTGAACAAAATGTAAATATAATTATTACTAAAACTAATAGTGTACTTAATAGTATGACATTTTTCGTTTCCATTTATTATAGCTAAGAAACTATAATAAAAATGATTAAAAGATGAGAGTTCTAAGTTAAAAATAGAACCATGCACAAAGGTCTTTTTTTCCCATATAGCTGGCATGTGGATGATAAAGAAACTGAAATCACGTCTATTCGTGTATACGGACTTGATGATAAGGACAAAAATGTTTGTCTACAGATAAAAGATTTCCATCCATATGTATATTTAGAACTACCAGAATATATACAACCAGGTAATATTAAAATTACTTGGACAACAGGTAAAACACAATTAGTACGTAATAAGTTAGATGAATTATTAGGAAGTAAAAAACCATTATATGTAACTAATACACGTAAAAAGAAGTTATACGGAGCTTATTTAGAAAGCTCTGGGGAACGTAAATGGTTCTCATATTTATATTGTCAATTTTCATCTAAAAATGATATCAAAATGCTCGGATTCAAACTACGTAATTCAATCCACGTAGTGGGAGTAGGTGCAGTTAGACTTAAAATTCACGAATCTGATGCAGATCCAATTTTACAACTAACATGTACTAGGAATATACCGACAGCAGGATGGATATTTTTTGGTGGTAAGGAAATATACGAGGGTGATAAAGTTACATTATGTGATCATGAGTATTCTGTGAGTGCTAAAAATCTCAAACCATACAATGCTGATCATGTACCTAAACCTAAAATTATGGGATTTGATATAGAAGTCAATTCTACAAATCCCGCTGCCATGCCCAAAGCATGCAATGACGGAGATAATATTTTCCAGATATCCTGTGTCCTAGTTAGGGATACTCAGGGTCCAGAGTATTACGAAAAATACTTACTTACTCTTGGGGAGCCAGATGAAGAGACTGTGGGACTTGATACTATTGTTACTATGTATCGTAATGAGAGTAGTTTATTACAGGGATTCACAGAGTTTATTCGGGAAGAAAATCCCAACTTGATTGTGGGATATAATATATTGGGTTTTGATATTCCTTATATGATTGATAGGGCAAAACTAAAACGTGTACTTGACCCCTTTGACAAACAAGGATTTCACATTAGTGCACACGCTAAGGAACGTACTATTCGTTGGTCTTCTTCAGCTTATAAAAATCAAGAGTTCCAGTTCTTAGATGCAGAGGGTAGGGTCTATGTAGATCTATTACCCCTAATCCGCCGAGACTTCAAATTTAATAATTATAAGTTAAAGACGATTGCAGAATATTTTGTCGGTCAGACTAAGGATCCCTTGAGTCCTAAGGGTATATTCAAATGCTACAAGATTGGTATGAAGAAAAATGAAAACGGTGAATATACTAAAAAAGCTCGTAAAGCGATGGGAATTGTTGGAAAGTATTGTGTGCAAGATAGCGCGCTAGTAGTTATGCTGATGGACAAATTAAAGACTTGGGTTGGACTAACCGAAATGGCCAAAACTTGTAACGTTCCCATATTCAGTTTGTATACTCAGGGACAACAAATCAAGGTATTCAGTCAGTTATATAAATACTGTTTATCCGAGAATATTGTAGTTGAAAAAGATGCGTATCAAGTTACAGACAATGAAAGATATGTAGGTGCTAAAGTCTTTGATCCAAAACCCGGCAAATACAAAAAAGTAGTTCCCTTCGATTTCGCATCACTATATCCAACCACTATTATTGCTTATAACATAGATTATCATACCTGGGTTCCCCCAGATTCTGATATTCCTGACTCCCTGTGTCACGTCATGGAATGGGAAGATCATTTGGGTTGTGAACATGATCCCAAAGTCATTCGCAAAGTTAATTTGACAAAGTACATCACCGAGAAACAAGCAGAGATTAAAAAGATGCGCGACAGACGTAACAAGATGTTGAATAAATTAAGTAAAAAAGAAGCCATGGATGATATCAACAAAGCCCTCGAAGCCTTGAAACCTTATACTAATGAACGCGCCGAAATATCCAAAACAATAGCCAAAATACCCATGTGTGCTAAACGTAAATATAGGTTCCTAAAAGAACCAAAGGGTGTCTTACCCACCATCATTCAAAACTTACTTGACGCTAGGAAACATACTCGAAAAGTCGTAATGAAACAGTGCTTCAAAGAAATCGACAAAATCAAATCAGAAAGTCCACCTAATGCGGAAAGATTAATTGAAGCTCAAAAAAGCCTAATTGATGTCTTAGACAAACGTCAGCTATCTTACAAAGTATCTGCAAACAGTATGTACGGTGCTATGGGTGTTCGTAAAGGTTATTTACCTTTCATGCCCGGTGCAATGTGTACAACTTATATGGGTCGTGTTAACATCGAATTGGTTGCCGAAACTATTCCTAAAGAGTATGGGGGTGAATTGATATATGGAGATACGGATTCTAATTACATTCATTTCCCACATCTACTAACAGCCCAAGAAACTTGGGATTATGCCCTACATGTGGCTAGGGAAGTCTCTAATTTATTTCCCAAGCCAATTGAACTTGAATTCGAAGAAGAGATATACAATTTCTTCTTTATTCTATCCAAAAAACGATATATGTATCGTAAATGTCTTCGTGATGGTGTCGAGGATAAGAAAATCGGTAAGAAGGGTGTATTGCTTGCACGCCGCGATAATAGTAAGTTCGTTAGGGATTTGTATGAAGCTGTGATTAGTCAGATAGCAGATTCTGTACCACGAGATAATATTTTATTGTTTATAATTGACCAGATCAATGAATTATGTTCTGGTATCAAACCCATTTCTGACTTTATCATTACCAAGGCAGTTGGCAATAGTGGTGGATTGATTCCAGATCCTTTCGTCGATGAAAAGGGTATTCAAAAATCAATGGTGGGTGATTATACTGTTCCATTTTTATCTACTGACAAAGATATACGTGAAGACCAACTAACCAAAAAAGGTGCTGAATCACCAGAAGAATTTTATTTATTATGTTTACCAGCACAAGTACAACTTGCAGAGAGAATGAGACGACGTGGTCAGCTTGTTCCAGCTGGAACAAGACTCGAATATGTGGTCTCTAATCCAGAAAATCATACTGCTAAGCAATATGAGAAAGTCGAATCTGCTGAATATCTTACTAAACATAGTGACATAGTTAAGATTGATTTTATGTATTACTTAAAAGCATTGGTCAATCCACTAGATCAGGTTTTAGATGTGGCTTTTGGAAATGATACTGATTACAAGATTGGATTTATTATGGATCAATACAAATTTAGATTGAAAATCAGGGCTAAAATATTAGAACAAATTAAATCCCTTTATCGTCCTAAAATTAAATTTATAGAAGATTAGGTTATTTTATATATAAGACTTAGTTCAAAAATAACCAAAAAGACAAACTATGTATATTATAATACATTCTTCCATGACAAATTCTTTATATATTTTATATATAAAGAATCTAGCTTAATTTTATTACTACACTTTATTTACATACAGTGAGTTCCACCTGGACACATTGAAACTCCACTATGTCTGCAAATATTAGTTTTTTGATTCGCTACTAAAAATCTATAGTAATTCATGTATGCTCCGAAACCTACTCTACCACTTCCATTTTGTGGACGCGCATTCCAATCATCATCATCAACATCTTCTTGACCACCGTTATTTATATATCTTGGTTGAAGAGTGCCACCTGCTGAAAATTTAACACCTTTATACGTATTACGACCTGCATCAGATGGCTCTCCTCCAGTACGATTTTGATCAATACTACACATAGGTAAATCATCCATATCTGCGTCAGTATCACCAGGTTCGCCCGTTGTAGTATGACATTGACTCTTACCACAATAAGCAAATCTTTTCATACATCTAGAAGTATCGCTTGTCCCCGAACCGGAACATCTTTGATCTAGTTCATCCGTGGGATAGTTACAATCTTGATTACTTTTCTTAGCACAAATTTTACATCTATAAACTCTGTCGTCTCCAACTCCCCCCTCAGCAGGATTTGCACCCCGACCAGCATTTATAGCTTGACTTGCTGCTGGTCCATTAACTTCCCTAAATTCATCTGCTTGACAAGCTCTTTGATTTACACAATGGAGCGGCGATCCACTTAGAGGATTACGTTGATCGGATGGTTTTGTCCATCCATAAGAACCATAATCAGAATCACCTTCGGTACCCTCCGCACAAACACATTCACCGTTTACACAGCTTCCGTGTATACAATTTTGTAAAGGATTTTCCGGATCGTCAATACATTGACTTGCAAAAACACACATACTATCTTCATCAGGTACACCACCATTAAATTCTGATCTACTCGTCCCTGGAGGACATTCACAATTACCTCCACTATTATCCGCCAACGGAACACAAATTTCTCTGTAATCCCTTGGAGGATCTCCTTGTGGTGTACAATGATTGGGATGATCGTTACACCAACTAACACTTGCGCAACTACCATCGACCACTGCAGAATCACAAGCGGCTTTAGTGTTATAACATGTTCTACCACCCCCTGGTTCCTGTGCAGCTTGGTCACAATCACTTCTAGATGCTTGAATACATCTAGTTGCATCGTTTGGATCGTTTGCATTACAAAGATAATTACATTCATTGTCTTCGCATACCTGTTTAACGTAATAAGTTCCATCAGGTGTTCTGGTACAATCTCCACTGGCTGCATTACACTGAAAGTTAAATTGATCTCCATCTGTCCAAGTGCCATCATCGTTCTGTCTATTTGCGCAACCATTGTTACAAGAACTCATAGTATTAAACCAGCTCTTTCCCTGCACCCCAGGATCTCCACTTTCTCCAATCACACAGGCACCTGATATTCTATCACATACAGCACCACAATCCACTTCACAAGCATCCTTAGTAGGATAACGATTGGCCCCTACCGGTGCAACATCCTCGTAAGCAGTGATACAATCACCATCCGTAGCTGCACCACCACATTTAAATTGATATTGAGTACATGCACCAACTGCCTGCACTGCAGCGTTACACTCACTAAGTGTATTATATAGGGTACTATGAGTTTCTGCACCATCGGGTAGTATAGCAGGGAATGGTCCGGCACACACGTTGGTCATGTCTTGTCCTTGTTGTCCGCCAACTCCAATAGTTGAAATATTATCACATCTATAGTTACAATTAAATTGGGCTAGTTCCTGTGTGGCATAAGTCTCAGGTCCAGGATCATCCCAATTAACTACAAATGGTCCCTTAACTCCAACTCCAGGAGCTCGTGGGGCATCTCTTTCTCCACTTTCATATTCACATCTATAACCTTTTGTGTCATTATTACAAATATCCGCACATCTATCTCCATCATTTTGTGGATACATTCCGTCAAAATCAGACTCACATGTAAATGTACCATCGGCTCCGCCCTGACCAGCTTCGTATGTACAATTTGTTCTATTAACCGAACAACCCTGCATTCGACAATCAGCCCTTGTTTGATATGGCTTAAATTGATCATCAGGGAAAAGTGTGCATCTTCCGTCCTGTCTACCAAAAGGAGCTTTACCCGCAACATTAGGAGGAACCACACAGTCAAAACTACCCCCATCTGTCCTACAACCATCAGCCTCACATGCCGCGTGAGTACCATATTGCCCATTAGAATCAAATCTCTGAACACATTCTTTTGTAGGTGAACCACCTGGGACAAAAGTAACTTGACAATCATATGTTATGGCTTGGCAACCCGAAGCCATACAAGCTTGTATTGCTTCATTAGCAGTATCGTAGCCCGCACCATTATTATTGAATTGTGCAAATCTAACTTCATGCCCTGTAACAGCAGTACATGTATCAGGATTAACAGGATCTAGGGCGTTACAACCCGCTCCATATTTACCACATAAATCATCCGCACACTCTTGGCTTGTAAGATAGGGATAGTCAGCATCTCTTATACCTGGTCTACTTTGACAACTACCTGCTGTAACTATACCAAAAGCGTCCACATCATCTCCTATACAACCATGGGCTACCTTCTCACACCTTTGGTCAGACGTATCGCTCTGACAGACCTGCAAAGCAGTTGTCCAAGTACCCCCAGCCGCAGTACAATCAGCTTCCAGAAAAATTGATCCTTGCCCAACACTACAAGTACCCACATTTTGATTACCAAGAGATTGTCTAGGCACATCCCATCTCTGTGTGCAACTAAAATCAACACACTCCGCACTTTCTTGACCACAACGACCCACTAAACTTTGACATTGATCGTAAAAATCAAACGCTCCCCCGACTGTTCGTGTACAAGTTCCACCGCTTCCAGCAGCCCCTGGACTACAACTCCAGCTATTATCGTTGAGACATTCTTGTTGAGTGGCATAACCATTGATTGTTCTTGCTAACCACGGCTGCTGAGCAAAATCACTTTCCCTTGGTGTCCTCATTTGAGCACAATTCTCATCATCTTTATTTGCATACCAGTTTTGAGGACAATCTGATTGACATTGAGCTTCATTTGCATAATCTCCTTGATTGTCCTTCTGTTCAACACATGTACCTTGTGCATCATTACTACACATAAAAGATTTGGGATAACAAGTATCTCGACATCCCCAAACTGACAAAGTATTTGGAGCTCCAGTCTGATCACAATACATCATATCGGCATTAGCACAATTATAATTAGTACAATTCGTAACACAATCAGTAGAAGTATCAAAAAATCCTGGCTCATTCGCTGCACGTTTTCCCAATCTCTTATAGCATGCCATGTCATCTTCCGGCTGCCCATTTACGTCATTTTCCGTTGGATTTCCACATCCATACTTATTAGGACAATCAGCTTCGCAAACTTCTTTTGAAGGATACATACCCGGATTAGTTACACCATTAACCACATTATCAACTGCTACACAACCATTATCATTCAATGGATCAGCATCATTTTGATTACATTGCCACGACCAATCCTCACATTCAGTCGCCCTACAAGCTGCCAATCCCGAACCATCTCCCGGAACAGCATCTTGCCAGGGATTACCAGGACCCCCATAACCTGAAACTGGACCTAGCGCGGGATTATAGGCTCTGTTCGCCATGACCGTGCATGTATGTTGACTACAAACAGATCCAGTAGTACCACATCCTAATACCGTTTGACAATCAGATACACTATCTGCACCAACACTACCGACTATACACCGTCCAGGTATAGTTTCACCATCCTCACTACAACTGAATTTACATTCAGCGTCGCAAAGAGCAGAAGTCGAAAAGCCCGAATTATAAATTGTATTTCCATTGGCATCTTGACCAGTGTCTGCCCTAGCTGGAGTAGTTTGCACACAAGTACCAATACCCCCTCCAATACAAGAAAATGGTTCTCCTGCAGGCCGTGAAGGATTTTCACATTGAGTTTGACAACTTGACATATCTGAATAAGTATCTAAAACGTTATCGGCTGGATCTGCTACTACACATGCCGGATTTCCACCAGCAGGATAACTACATTTAAATCTTTGCCCACAACCATCTAGATTACATTGCTGTTCGTTTGCATATGGACCCCCTCCTGGTCCCGAATTCTCACAAACCGCTCCTGCATCACCAGGATTACCACTACAGGAAAATCTATCGGCGCAACCAGAAGCATTACAGGTTGCTAAATCTGCATAACTGTTATCGGCGGTTTTGGTTTGGGCTACACCCTGCTGATCAACTCCCGCGCTAGGTCCAGGACCGAGCTCACGGCAAATTCTGAATGGATCAGCAGGATTTGCAGGATCATTTGCTTGACAAACATATGGATTATCACATCCCGTTGCCTGACAAGAAGCCAGGTCATCAAAACAAGTTGGATCTGCCGCAGGATCACAAGCATTTGCAGCTGCACCAGTTAACAATGTACAACCGTTACCATCCTGACACTGATACCTACTAAAACCACAATGAGCTGCCTGGCAAAGTGCCATACCATCATGTGTGCTTCCTGGATATGTACCACCCCCTGCACCAGCCGGATCTGCTACACAGACAGCATCTGCTTGTCCCTCATTTTGACATAAGACTCTGTCTGCGCATCCAGAAGCGTTACAGGCCGCTAAATCTGTATAATGTTGAACCCCCGCGTCCCATTTTTGTTGGGGTTGGTTTTGTTCATTAACTCCAGCACCGGGTCCAATACCAATGTTCGAACAAACTCTGAATGGATCTGCGGGAACTTGGGGATTTTGTTGCTGACAAACATATGGATCATTACAACCTGAACCTAGACATTCTGCCTCAGTTTCAAAACATTGTGGATCGGCTAAATCACAGGCAGCAGCATCGTTACCAGTTAACTCAGTACAACCGTTACCATCTTGACATTCGTATCTAACGAGACCACAATTATCATCCTGACAGTCACCTAGTACAGTATAAGTTCCACCATCAACTTGTTCACATGCGTTATTATTACAAGCATAGGGAGTTCCGCAAATACCATTCTGACACTCTGCAAGGGTCATTTTCGAGACATCCGCGGGCCCTTCCTCAGTACATGCGTTTATAGCGACTGGGCATGTATAACCCCTTGAACAGGCACTTTGGGAACAAGCCCCGCAACCTGGAAAAATACCGTCCGGACAATTTGCCGCTATGTCGAGAGCAGAAGGTGCATAAGTTGGATCGTGGCCAACCTGTATACACCTTCCAAAGGGATACAACCCAGATGGTGCCTCACATGCTGCACCAACTTGACCACAGCCAGAAGCCACGCAGGCTGCTTGATCAGGATAATGCTGTCCATCCAATTCACAACGTGGATCATTACTAACTTCAGTACAAGATGGGTCCACAATTCCTGGTTGTAATGACTCACATACATAACATGAATTACCACAAAGTACTTGACACTCTGCAAGTGTTTGATTAGGATTTGAAGGATCGTCTGCTGGTACATTTTGCATTTGTGTACATGAAAAATTATTATTACCCTGATCTACGCAATTAATTCCTGTACGACCACAACCAGAAGAAATACATTCTGCTTCAGTTCCGAATGAGGGTCTTCCAGGAGGAATTGGATGAGTATTCATACATTGCCCTGCTACACTTCCTGGACCCGCTTCACCACTACACCACCACTGACGATCACTACAATTTGCCGGATTACATGCACCAGGCATATTTGCGGTTCTACAGTTGTCTCCAAGTATGGGATCTCCAACTGTACAAGAATCACAGAAAGGATTAGCTGGGTCGGTTTCATTACAAAATTGTCCATTTTCTCCACAATTCTGGTTTGCTGCTTGACACTCAAGAAATGAATTACTTTGTCCAGGTGCATTAATAAAATCATTTGGAGTTTCTCTACAAGTAATTGTAGAAGAATCGGCTCCAGCAAATTCCGGAAAACAACCAAA